AATCGGAGTTATTGCCACTTGGCCTGAATCATAATCAGTTGATGCAAAATCATCATCGGTTGAAACCTCAAATCTCACGTAAGTTCCATCTACACCATTTGCCTGATGGAAAGTTGCTCTAACCTCTACGCCTACTCCAGGTATCGGATAAACTTTTAAATTAGTTGGAGCATTGCTTGGTAGCATCATTCACCTACGGAAAATACGTGTCTTTTATTTCTGCTGTCCATTTTGCTGAAAGTCCTTCAGTCATTTCAATATCTCCATCAGTCGGTGGGTTTCTAGAAGTCAATCCAGAAATGTCATTGCCATCCTCATCGGTCAACTTGCCTTCATCAAAAGTAATCACGCCTGCCGTTTTGTTTGTAATATAAAGATCGTTGAACTTTAAAGGATTCAAATTCAAAACATATTTAATTTGCCAAGCCGAATCTCCAGGAATTAAATAAGTTCTCGCTCCTGTGCCAATTATTGGTGCAAATTTTATTTGTTCTAAAAGATATCCAGAATTTAATCCTCTACTTCGTGGCCATAAGACATCAGTAAATTGTGCCCAAACGTCCACGAGACTACAACCAAGAGGACTGCGGATCCTATCATCACATTGAAAAACTTTATAGACAGTACCGAGAAGCTTGCTCATTTTTTACTCGTCAACAACTACCCAAATATCTGCAAGTGAAACTGCCGTGATATTCCAAACAACAATACTGAATGATATGGGAATTATCAAACCAAATGGAAAAGTCCAAATCATACCAGCACCTATTGTTGCAGGAAGACTTACACGTCTTAAAAATGCTGTTGGAACTGTTGGCTTTGTTGCCCAAGCAAGCGCTGTTTTTACCGTTGCAGCAGGATCGCCTGTGTCTTCTGCTAAAAGCGTAACAGGTGTCGTTGGAGTAATTCCCATTGCTGCTGGTCTTCCCAATCCAAATACACTAGCCGTTGCTGCCACGATAGAAATACCGATTTCCAGAATTTTAGCCCTGTCAGTCGCCGCCGTGTAAATTTCTAAACAGGGTTCAGCGATCGTTGCACTGACTGTCCTAACTCCTAAACTAAACTTTGACATAATGCACCTCCGTGCTTTTAAATATAATTAAATGCAATAGCGTTTATTTCATTCATATTCATATTTTTTAAAACGCTATGCTTGATACCCTGATGCGTTTCTTTGTCCATATAAACCACATAAACTTTATCAAGATGATGTGCTACTGAACCTTCAAAGAATTTATTTAAAGGGATAAAGTCAAATGTTCGCTCTCGTTTATTAAAATGTTTTTTCCAAAGTTCCCTTATTTGTTCGGGATGTTCTAAAAACCATCGCTTATCATATTGTTTGCGTTGTTCTTTGTGTGCTAAATAATATTCTTTTGTCACTTTCATCTTCTAAAATATTTTGTAATCAAAAAGAACAAAGTCACTAATAGAGTCTCCAAGCCATTGCGAAATTCCAGTAGAACCTAAATAAGAATCACCAAAAGTAATTGCAAATGCTCCACTTGTCGTTTGCAAACTTCCAGTATCAAAAGTCAAATTTAGATTATCCCACCTAGCAACTGCTAAATAGGTATTGCTCGCATCCCACTTTATTCCTATAAAATAATAAGAACCGTTTTCATAAGCTTCATTCAAATAGATAACTGATAACTTTATAACACCACCTTGAAGTAAATTAATAACCTGATTGATCCTATCTAACTGCAACTCAAAATCATCAGTCATCAAAATCGTTCGTGGGTTGTTAAGATTTTGTCCTTTGTATTTTATTTTTAAAAGCAAACTCCCTTCTGGGTAATCAGGAATATTCAAGAATGCCACATCATCAGTTGCAATCAAAAGTCCTTCATCAAATACAGGAGTATTCGCTGGATAACTAACGCCACCATAAACCTTAGTGCTTGCATTAGTCAAAGCAATCGAACTTCCTGCAAAGTCCACTAAGTTCTGCACCAGTGGAAAATAAAGCCTTGGCGCATTATAAATTAATTTGGCATAAGCTGCATGGTTACCAGCATTTACTAAAGTAGTTGAGGCCAAGCCCCACTTATTGCCTGAAGCGTGAGTAGTTCCAAGTCTCAATGGTGAAACAACTATTCTTAACGCAAGCGGATAATGAGCTCCTTTAAAAGGAAGACCAAAATCTATAGTTTTAATAGCAATAACCTTTTGCCAAGTTACATTGTCAAATGATACATAAATTACATCATGAAAGGGAATAGACAGATCTTCTGGTCTTAATTGAACCGTAAGCTCTTGAGGAACTAGGCCAAGAAGGTCTCCATAGTTTAAATCAGTGAACGGTTGATGATAGGAAAAATAATCCATCGCCTGCGAAACCGAAGTCCTTTCTGGCAAAGAATAAGTTTGTGAAAGCGTTTTTAAATAAATCATGCCTTTCTCCCTAAACCACTGATTGAATCAGCAATCCCATCCCTGACATTTGGCATTGTTCTAGCGTTAAGTGTTCTCATCTGATCAAGAACTTCACTAAGTAAAAACTCGATATTTGAACTACCACCAGCTCCAGGCGGAATAATAATTTCAGGATTTCCTGGTGTTGCATTCTCTCCTAATAACGCAAGCGTAGGACCATAAACCGCTCCACCTTCAGCAAAACCACCATGTCCACCACCAATAGGCAATTCTCCTATGAGCTTTAACAAGTCCTTTAGATTAGTTATTCCGCTCATTAAATTGCCCCAAAAAGCATCTCCAATTTCTGAACCAAGAGCAGCCCACTCAGTTTTTGTACCTCTTAACATCGCTAAAATTTCTGTATTTGTTTTTCCTGCTAAAAATTTTTGAGCTTCAGCATCCAAATTCCTTTGAAGCATTAAATCATCGTAGAACTTTGTTGTCGCAGTTAGCTGATCGTCATAATATTTCTGAGCGTCTTCCAGCTTAACTTCTAATACTTTTTTATTCTCTTCGTAGTCTTTTGTAGCTATACCTGCCTTTTCTTCTGCTGATGCTCTTACAGCATCGCCTTCTTTTCTCAATTCTTCAATCTTATCTTCATACGCCCACTCTGCAATTTGTTTATTCAATGTTTTTTGGGCTGCTGCTTTCTCTGCTGGAGTTTGTGCTTCTACTACTGCTTTCACAAGTTCAGCACGAGTCTCAGTTCTAGCTTCTAATTCATGTGATTTTTGCAAAGCCGCAATTCTTTCATCAAGTATTCCTAACCTTGCATCTCTTTCTCCGTTAATTTTATCAATAGTATCGTCATATTGTTTTTGAGCTGCATCCATTTCTTTTTGAATAGATTTAAGTTTAGCATCACGTTCTTTCTCTATTGATTTGATAGCAAAATCCATTTCACGTTGATGGAGGTCTCTTAAATATTCAGTCAAATTACTTTCAAAATTTGCTATCAAATCAGTTGCCTTTTGATTGGCATTTGTGATTTTTTCTCTGATCTCAATTTCTTTTTGAGCTGCTGCATCTAAAAGATTTTTTCGTTTAGTCAAAGAATCTACCGTATCCTCATATTGCCAAGCATCATATTGTTGTTGGATCTCTTTTTGAACTGCAGCCTCTTCCTCAGCATTCTTAGCACTTTGTGCAAGTGCAAGCTTTTCTGTTGCAGCGTTGATCCAAGCCTGTCTCTCTTTTTGCTGTTGAGCTAACGCTAATTTTGCAAGTTCAGTATCTATCTGCTCTGATGTAATCTGTCCATAAACTGTTGCCGCTCTCTGTGTTAAATCAATTCCAGCCTGAGTTGTTGTCACAATTACTTTTTGCACAGTATTTATCGCATTAACAACGCGAGTTTTATGCTTATTCCACATTTCATCTTGAGCATCTAGAGACATTTTAGCAGCCGTTGCACTTTCTCCGTAGTATTCTTTTGTCTTTTGCGTAATAGGATCATAAATTCCTACAGAATATCCAGCCATTTTTGAAGCAGCACTTGCAGCATTTCCAGTTACAAAGTCGAATGCATCTTTTATGTAGCCTGACCATGCAGTTACAAAATCTGCAAACCCTTCCATAACACCTACAATTCCACCCTTTTCGCCAAAGGCAGTAAAGAATTGACCTGTCAAAACTGCAAGTGCTGCTCCAACTGCTATAAAAGCTGGATTTAAACTTAGCAAAGCAATAATAGCTTTAGGAATACCGGACAACATAAGTGATGAAGTAAGTGATAATACAAGACCAGTCAATTTCATTACTGTACCACCAACAGTCAGAAGCACTCCTGCAAGTGCTGTAAATTTGATTATGTTTTCTAAAGTCTGTGGTGGAAGCTTAATTATTTTATCGATTAAAGGTAAGAGATATTTATCAATCAAATCTTTTATTATAGGAATTAACGTTGTTCCTAATGTTTCTGCCAATCTATCAAATCTCTCTTTTAAAATAGCAATTTGTCCATTGAGTGTTTCACCTTTTGCCTTTGCGCTTCCTGCATAGTTTACAAAAGCATTCAAAACGGTATTAAAATCAACAGTTCCATCTTTTGCTTTTTCTACGTATATTCCATATCGAGAGAGAGCTCCTGTATTACCTTCCATTGCAGCTCTTGATATCTTTATTGAAGTTTCAAGATCTGTTCCTGTAGCAGCTGCAAAATCAAGAAGTTTAGGAGTCAGTTTTTCGACTTGCTCTACGGAAAAGCCTAACTGCAAACCAAAACCCATCATTTGTTGAATTGCATCGTGCGAAATGCCTGAGAGATCTGCCATGCTTTCAGAAAGTCTAATCAAACTCTTTACATTTTCTTCTGAATATTGACTAGTTGCTTTTAAAGCTGCTGTAAGTCTCGTTTCTGCAACTTCTCCTGCAGCAGCAGCCTTCACTAGTAATCCAATAGCAGCTGTCATAGCTGCACCAGCAATAAGAAGAGGAGTTCCAATTTTTGAAATGTTCTGGCCTGTAGCCTTAATCTTATTTGCAACAGTTTCCATATGTGATGAAAAAGTTGCCATTTGTGTTTGAGCTGCTGTTGTGACTTTACTTGCAGCAGCATCAACATTTTTTTCAGCGGCAGTTATTAACTGTTGTGCTTTTGCAACATCGGCTTGCAGTTGATCGGTCTTAATTCGTATTTCTGCCCAAATGCTACCTAAGTTCACAGTTCATTCTCCTCCCATGCTATTGGCTTCCTTCCTTGCTGTAAATATAAATCATAAATACTACAGGCAACATCAAAACAATAAGCTACATAATCTGAAACACCTTTTATTAAACTACTTGGTCTTATCCCGAAGCTTTTTGCTGTCAGTACCAAGTCCACCATCATATTTGGGTTCTTCACGAAACGGTATTAAATCTTGAACACCTCCCATCACCCAGCCAAAGATTGCCAATTTTTGCTCTGTGATGAGTGGCATTCGTGCTTGAATCTCATCATACGTAGGTTCAACAAGAGCTAATTTTGCAAATACATCGAGCTGCTCCAATATTCCAGAGTTTTGAAGAAGAGCCTCTCCAACTTCTCCAGCATTTGTTTTCTTTCCTTCAAACACTTCTTGAGCTTCCTTTTTTAGCGGATTTGGTACTCCATTTCTTAATTTAAGTAGCTCAGGAGTTAAGTCAATTGGTTTCAATCTTACAGTAATGATTGTTCCTGCCTTCCAGCCAGGAATTTGTACCAACTCACCTTTTGCAATTACTTCAATTTCTTGCAGCGAAATTACTTTTTTTTCTTCCATTACAACCTCCTTTAAATAGCAGCAAGTTTTTAAGCTTGCTGCTTAAATTACTAGCTTGCTTCAGCTGGTAGATCAGCTACAAATCGCTTTTCGAATGTACCTGTCGCTAGAGATGGATTTTCGCTTGCATCAACATTAAATATTGATGATCCCCAAGCTTTATCAGTGTGTGTAATGTTTCCAAGCTTTCCTATGCAATAAAAGAAAGTATATGCGAGATAAGCTTCTCTATGACCAGTCTCATCGAATGATTGAACGTACACTTTCGCTCTAAAAGGAATTGGAGTTGCTTGAGCAGCCATTGTTGGAGCTGTATATCCAATTATGTCTCCTCCATCCTCTATAAGTATTCCACCATCTATAATCTCAGCCAGTTTAGCATCAAACCGTGCATCACGAATAGCAAGTGTTATTCCTTTTACAATATCAGGATCTTTCACTGAAGTTAAAACCTGATCTCCACCTCTTAAAGTGTCTTCAGCACCAGCTTCAACCTTTGCAGTATAGCCAACTTCTTCTGGCGTATTAACCCAATAGTTTGCACCTTGCTGATCAGTACCACCAATGAGGTGAGCCGTTTCATCTTCAATAAGTCCTGCGGCACCTGCACCTGAACAAACTACAAGTGCAGAGGCTTCTTCGCTAGCTGCAATAGCTGCTTTAAGCAAAGTAGCCGTTGTCGTAATTACTCCAGCTCCATCAGTTGCAAGATCTACCAAAATAGCTTTATCATAAACTGTAACTGTTAAAGGCTGGCTAATTGCACCAGGATCCTGAAGAACAACGACAATGCTATTTCCATCAACTCCCATTCCTGCTTTTGCAGTCCATGTAATAGCGCTAGTTCCTGAACCGGTATCCGCAGTTGCCTTCACTTCAGCAACAACTGAAGGAAGCGAACCATCAGCGTTTAATGGAGTAACGAGAAGTCCTCTAACGCCTCTCAAATACCCTTTTTTAATTTGTTCTGCCATTTTTACCTCCTAATCGTGTATTGTGGCATATGAAAACTCCAAGCCCTGAGTAAGAGCTTGCCAGTCTGGGTCAAAATATTCTTGACCGACAGTTCCCTCATATGTTAAAGGAACAGTATCTATCGGCTCTTTTAGAGCTTCAATAATTTGTGCTATGAGACTATCCAAAGTAGCAAACGTTCCGCGTTCTACATAAGGCCAGATTTGAACAATTTTTCGATATGCATAGTGAACGTTACTTGGTGCTTCTATACCGAATCGAATAACAATATAGGGTTTCACAGTATCCTTTGTTGGTGCAAACGGCTGATAAACTCTATTGCTAACTAAGGTAAGCAGCCTTGTTCTAATCCCCGCTCTCATTGACACCTTCCCAATAATCAGTTACAACTTTCCTTATATGCTCAAGATTTTTGTCTATGGTGGGCATTAGAATCGCATATTTAGCTGCATTAGCTAACTCTAAGTAAATGCCATATTCCATCGTGTG